TGGTGATGGGGCTGGTCGAATGGGTTAAATCCTTCGGCGTGTCAGGCAAAACATTAAACGGCGTTTCGATGGCGATAGGACTGCTGCTGGGAAGCGGTTACCAGATTTCGCAGGTCGGAATGCCGGCTGATTTCGCTGCCTGGTTTGGCGTGATCGTTTATGGGCTTGGAATGGGTATTGTCGCATCCGGCTTGTACGATGGCGTCAAGAATATTGTGCAGCCTAAAAGTTAATCCAGGCAGGTGATTCATGGAAGCCAATGCTACTTTATGGGGATTTTTGGGTATCGTACTCGGTGCGATTATAACGGGTCTATTTGCGTACAACGTAAACAGAGCAAACGCAAGCAAAGCAGTGACGGAGGCAGCGATTAACTTGGTAAAACCATTGAGCGACCGCGTCGATAAACTCGAAAAAATTAATGTCGAGCAGGATAAGAAAATTGAGCAGCAGGAAAGAACAATTAAAAAATATGGGCAACGGATTGTCTACCTGATGAATGGAATCGAGAAATTGATCGAACAATTCCAGCGTTCCGATATAGCACCAACCTGGGTGCCGGATAAGTGGGATCCAAACAAGGATTGCTAAATTGACCGTAGAAAATATTGAGGCGACCAAATTTACAGCAGAAATAAGGCAGATTAAAAGTATGGCAGATCATACCTTTAACCTTGTTCTGAACGTTCCTGAATATTGTCTCGAACAGGTGCAAGAAATTATGGGTAACTTAGGCGATATGGTTATGGTTGCTATGGTTTTCATGGATAAAGACGAAGAAGATCAATATGGTGGTCGTTTGAAATGAAAAAATATTCGGATGAAACCAAAGCGGCGGCTTTAGCTGCATTAGTCGAGGGACAGTCAGTTAATGCAATCGCGCGTGAATATAAAATACCACCCGGGACAATTTCAAGCTGGAAAAACCGCGACCTGCAAGGAATAGAGATCCAAAAAAATTCCAAGGTTGGTGATCTTTTGATCGAATATTTAAATGCTAACCTGCACGCGCTCATAAAACAAACGTTTGTTTTTTCTGATGAAACCTGGCTAAAAAAACAAAATGCTGCCGATGCTGCTGTTCTTCATGGAGTAATGACCGATAAAACGATTAGATTAGTAGAGGCATTGTCCAAAGCAAGTAATAAAGATGTTGCCGAAAATACAAATTCCTAAAATTGATACCGGCGTATTCAATTTTGGTGGGTCGGATCAATCAGAACCTTTACAACTGAATAACTGGCAAGAATGGACAAATAAATTATTTCCAGATTACGTCAAACATCCGTTTGGAAAACGACATATTGAATTTTGGGAATGGATTGAAGTTGTTGAGCGGAACATAAAACCAAAACCATTTGTAGCATTATGGCCAAGAGGTGGAGCAAAAAGCACTTCCGCAGAATTAGCATGTGTGAGGTTAGGTTATAAGAAACAACGATCGTATATCTGGTATGTGTCATCAACACAGGATAAGGCGGACAAGCACGTGGAAACTATTAGTGCAATGTTAGAGAGTAGCAATGTTGAAAATTATTATCCAGCACTTGCGCGCCGAAAGATCGGAAAATACGGCAATAGCAAGGGGTGGCGAAGAAGCAGGCTGCGAACCGAAAGTGGATTAACCATAGATGCACTTGGGCTTGATGTTGGAGTGCGCGGCGGAAAGGTTGAGAACCAAAGACCCGATTTTATTGTTTTTGATGATGTGGATGAAAAATTTGACACGCTCAAGACAACCCAAAAGAAAATTGACATTATCACCACGTCAATATTACCAGCCGGCTCAAGTGATTGTGCAATTCTTTTTATTCAAAACCTTATTCACGAAAATAGTATTGCATCTATGCTAAACGATGGAAGAGCCGAATTTTTGAATGACCGAATTATTAGCGGAGCTTATCCTGCAATTGACGGGCTTGTCTATGAACAACATTATGACGAAACAGTCAAACGCAACAGATATAAAATTACAGCCGGAAAAGCGACCTGGGAAGGACAACCAATTGAAACTTGCGAAAGCCAAATTAATGAATGGGGTTTGACCGCATTTTTACAGGAAGCGCAACATGATGTAGCTATAACTGGCGGAGTATGGGATCATATTATTTTTAGACACTGCACATTTGACGAGGTACCAGACCTGGTACGCGGGGGCGTATGGTGCGATCCGGCGGTAACATCCAATGATGACAGTTGTGCAAATGGAATTATCGCAGACGGAGTGACAACAGATGGAACAATTTACAGATTGTTTTCATGGGAGCAAATAGATACGCCGATGAATGTATTAAAAAAAGCAATTAGAAAAGCAATTGAATTGAAATTAACTGTTGTCGGAGTAGAAACCAACCAGGGCGGCGATCTTTGGGCTGACGAATTTAGAACAGCACTGGAAATTGTACAGAAGGAATTAAAAGCCAGTTATACAGAAGAAGAATATAGTAAATTATCTTTTCCAAGATACACTTACGCCAAAGCCGGAACAGGAACAGGTAACAAAGTGGAGCGAAACCAGAGAATGTTAGTGGACTATGAAAAAGGAAAAATTATACATGTTATCGGCACACATGAAATCTTGGAGCGCGCGCTGAAACGTTTTCCAAATGAACCGCTCGACCTGGCAGACGCTGCTTATTGGGGCTGGAAAAGTTTAAGTAGCCCATCAGGGATTGACCTTATAGGATTCGCATAGCATGGGATTAATAGACAGTTTGTTCAGACGAAAAGAAACCAAGGCAGTAGTCGCCAATATTGACGCACCACCCTTCTTAATGGCAACGGCGGAAGCGGAAAGATTTAGCGTTCCGAACCCGTCGCTATATTATAACCAGGCGTCGCTTTATGCCAAGTTGTCGTGGATATATGCAGCTGTGAACATTGTCGCGGAATCTGCGTCGACCGTGAAATTTAACGTCAAACAAAAAGAAAACGAAAAACTTGTCGACATTCCAAACCATGCTTTTGAAGACCTGCTCCAACATCCTAATCCGTTAGACGGCTATGCAGACCTGATTTATTCGACCTGCGCATATTACAAGCTTAACGGGAATGCGTACTGGTGGCTCAACCTGGTTGGTGGACGTCCATTGGAAATCTGGCCGATCGAACCAAATAAAATTTCGCCGATACCGGACGGACGTCAATACATTTCAGGATATGAGTACGATACCGGCGGACGGAAAGAGACCATTCCGGTCGAGCAGATTGTCCATTTCAAACGTTTCAATCCGATGAATCGGTTCGTTGGGCTAAGTGCCATCGAAAGCATCGCCGTATCGGCAACTGGCGACATTGCACTGAACAAATGGAACGCCAAGCTATATGGCGAAAACAACGGACGCCTGCCAGGCATCATTGGATTCAAGTCTCAATATACACCATCACAATGGGAAGAAATCCAGGATTGGATTAGACGAGCTGCCAAAGATAGAAATTTCATGATGCTTCAGAATATCGGCGACGGAATCGAATGGATCCAAAACACTTCAGACCCAGAATCGTTGAAAACGTTGGAAACCAGGCAATTTACTAAAGAAGAAATATTTAGCGTGCTTGCGCCTGGATTGGCGTCAACCTTGTCAATCAACGCAACCGAAGCAAATAGTATCGCTGGCAAAGCCACCTTTATGGAACACACGATCCACCCGCTACTTGCCCAAATTGCAGGAAAAATTACCAATAGTATTTTGCCAATGTATGGTGACAAACTGGTTGGTGAATTTGATGATGTCAGGATAGAAGATCGCGAATTAAGAATGCGAGAAATTGAAATATTTAGCAAGTCACACACACTTGATGAAATTCGTTCAGAGTTTTACCAGGATGACCCGCTGCCAGACGAGCGTGGCAGGCTGTTGGTATCCCAAATTGGTTTAGCTGCACCGACCGTGAACGTTACCAATTCTAGCGTTGAAAATAGCCAGCCTGCACCGCAAGAAGAATCAAGAGGAGAAGAAAATCAGGACGAGACCGATGAAACCGCCGAAGATTTGAAAAAATGGCAACGAAAATCATTAAAGGCATTGAAGGCTGGAAAGAATGCGTCCGTAAATTTTGAAAGCGACAACATTCCAGTAACCAGGGCTGCTGCGATTATGGGCGCACTAGAAGAGTGTGACACAGCCGAAATGGTCAAAGCTATATTCGAAGATGCAATAGCATGGAGAGCTTATCCATGACGGATCGAACAGAACTTGAACGGAAGTTAAGCAAAGAGATCGCGAAAGAGTTTGGTGTCGAAATGAAAAAGATTATCGATCTTTTGGGAAATCCACCGCGCATTGAAAACGTGCCCGAATCTTTTTGGAATGAGAATGGCGAAAGGTTGCGCGAAATGATCGAACCGCTTATGCTGGACGCCTACATGACCGGATCAGAAGCGGAAGTAGAAAAAGCTGGCATTGGGATTGATTGGGGTTTGGTCAACGGGAGAGCGGTTTCTTTCGCACAAAATTATTTATACGATCAAATCAAAGACATAAACGCCACCAGCCGGAATACAGTCAGGCAGGCAATTAGCGATTATTACGATAAGGACATGACCCGCGAAATGCTTGAAGCAAGATTGCGGGGAACATTCGGGGTAGTTAGATCAGAAATGATTGCCATAACCGAAGTTACCCGCGCAACCGTTGAAGGGGAGTACGCTTCCCAACAAGAAATATTGTCCGCTAACCCTTACCTGAAATGCACCGAAACATGGATTACGTCGGTCGATGAAAGAGTATGTATTGTGTGCGGGGGTCGACATGGCAAAAAGAAGGGTGACGGCTGGATCAAACCACCGCCTGCACACCCACGCTGCCGATGCGACATCAAGTTTTATTATGAGGTCATCCAATGAGTGAATCCATGAAGGGCACAGCCAGCCTAATCAGGAAAATGAACAAAATTGCAGGCGCTGGAATTGCTAAATCGACTTTGCAGGCTGCTGCCGACAATATCAAGGACGAGATCAAGATTTACCCGCCGGTATCGGAAGCGAACAATCCTGCCAACAAAAGATATTATGAGCGCGGGTACGGTCCAAAATGGCGATTGAAGAGTGGCAAGGTACACGGACGCAAGACATCCCGTAATTTGGGCGAAAAATGGGCAACCAAAGTTACCGGATTACGAGCAATTATTGGGAATAAAGTTCCTTACGGAATTTATGTTCAATCAAAAGAAAGCCAGGCTCGGATTCACAAGATCAGAGGCTGGAGAACGGATGCGGAAATTGTCAAGATCATGCGAGAACCAACCCTGAAGTTGTTTCGGGACGTGATTAAAAAAGCCATGAACGAAAAGGCGTAGAGGTGCTATGGAAAACATAATTAAGATTAAATCGCAAGATGATTGGGAGTTGGACGTTCTCATAATTCCTTATGGTGATGAACACAACAAAGATTCAGACAATCAATTCTTCACCGAAAGAACCAATCTATACCTTGAAAATTTTACCAACCCCATGGTTTTGTATTATCACGCCTATGATGAAAACGGTTATCCAATTGGCGATCCAGACAACATTGGCAAATTTAGAAAATATGAACGCCGGCGCGATGGTCTTTGGGCAAGGGTCGT